AGTTCTCTAAAATGGATATAGTCCTAATAGCAAAATAGTCTTTCCCATCGATTCCATCTTTGGAGAAGTCGTCGAACCTCTCTAAATAGCATATTCTATTTAAAGCTCTGTAAGTAGAATAAATGCCAACTAACTCACCATTAATATTATAGTCTTCATGGTAAAGACTTTGTAGATAGGTGCAGTAATCAGACGATACTTCACTCTTATCTTCATTAACTTCAAGTCCATACTTTTGGAAGCAGGAAAATAGGGATTTCGAATCTGCAGAATCTTTAACTAGATAAAGACCATCGTCACCCTGTATTTGACACAAAGAAGCATAAACAACTTCTTTGCAACTTAAAGCCACCAGATACTGAACAATAGAATCAACTTCGTTAGTAAAAGTAGACCCTGAAGGTACTCCGTGGGGGCCACTGAGAATACCATCTGGTGTGATCAAGCCTATATTCTTAAATCTATCTTCAATATCATATAAGTCCTTGTGATATTTAGATTGATAAAGAGTTCTGATATAATTAAATGCAGCGTGTTGTAATCCACCTTTAACAGACTGATCATATTTCGAAAAGTCGATAGAAACCATTTTGAGGTCATATTTCTTACAAGCTTTATAAAGCTTAGTAACTGAAGCGTCGACATCTTCAGGTTTATTCAGTGCTGAACGCCAAGGAAGTAACCTTTGATAGTCAAGAAGTGGACGGTAGTATGTCATTTCAAACAAAATATCTGCGATAGAAGGACCTACAACATCTCTAGTTTTACCGTTTTCTTGTGTCCTGGTGTACAAATTCGCAGGCCATTTCTCTCTTAACCATTGTTCATAATTGTCAAGAAGAATTGGTTTTATTACTCCTTTCTTACGCATAAGAGGTAAGCCTCCGGCAGTTGTATTCTTTAAATAATTGAGTGCGTTCTTAGGAGATATTGGTCTCAAACGACCTATTGAAGAGGGAGGTATGTCCACACTAAGATCAATACCTTTGTTCGAATCACCGAACCATGAGTTATATATCCCATCCCTACGCTCTGACCAAGGTTTTGCAATAGACCTAGGCCCAAATTTAGAGCGATTTGATTGCTCAATACTATCTAGACTAGTATTTACTTTCGAAAGATTGGAAGAATACAGTTTATCCCAACCAGACAATACATCCTGGGAAGAATTATCCTCAAGTATAGGTGAAGAAATAACTGTTTTATCACCGTTCACAATTCTTTCTAAATTTTGGGAAACTCTGGAAAATGCCTCTTTAGATATGTTAAGAGAGGAAACAGGTTTGCGATAAATTTTCATAAATACCCCTTACTGAGACTTTTAAAATTAGCTCCATCAAGTTAGGAGGTTGCCTATTCAACCTTACAGAAACAAATGTAAGATGAAG